GTGGCTCACGGCGCTGGCACCAATGAAAAGCGACGTGGACACGATAAAACGCCTTCTGATTTTGTCAAGGATGCGATGGAGGCCGTCGACCATATAAGGTTGGTCGTGACTGCTGTGACTTCACAGAAAGTGCTGGAGAATACGCACTTAGTAATCGTTCCCGATGAGTTGAAAACGGGAAACGCCTCGAAAGATTACAATTGGAGTGAAGTAAGAAGTGGTTACGTGAAAATTTTCGGACGAGTGGCTTGGGATTGGTACATGAAAGGGGAGAAGTTCTACTATACTGGCATTTTGCCTTGGTACGATGGGCAGAGTGAATTGTTCATGTGTAGTAAGGACGGCGTTTTTGGATTTGTTAGAAACAACGACATGGATCAGTTTACGATCATGCCTCAAATATGTGATAGATCAATTCTTACGCACGATGAAAGAGTTAAGAATTGTATGGAAGGGTGTGTATCGAAATGGTTTACTATGACCGGGGTCAACGTCCCAGAATTCAAGCGGTACGTGCGCAAAGCTTGGAGAACATTCGGTGAGGATTTTACCGGATTTGAAATGGCCCTGGACAAGTATATCGCATCCCAATGGTGGATGGATCTGTGTGAATCATACATTGCGAGTAAACGTGAAACTTGGTTACAGTTACATAAGTTGTTTGTTGAAGATTATTTGGCCGGACGAGGCTATTCCGCTGCGCAAGCAGAGCACTATTTGAAAATGAAAACTTTTTGGAAAAAGGTGAGGTATTGGATCACCCCAACCAATTGGTTATGTGAGTGCATTACTGGTCCGGTCCCAGAATTTCGGGTTGATGTCATGAACGATATTTTGGATAAGACTCAACATTCAAGGAGGCCCCCCTTTGTTCCCTTCGCGAGAATAGGGGTTTACAGACAAGAGTTTGGTGATGACAGGACGTTGCCTGATGTTCGGAAGAATGTCACTATAGCATATGAGCCTGATTTGATACAGCGCCTACCATATGACGATGAAAAAGTCGATGTGTATGGCACCACTCTTGATGTTCCGTGGGTACTACCTGTAGTCAATGCCACGACAACTCATGCGGCTGTGAGAATGCGCATGTCTGGCGAACATCCTGTCGATAAGGCCGTGGAAGCAGCTTTCTATAAATATGCAATAGAAATGATTGATCAGATGGAAGACATTTATTTGGAACCATATGATCGACAAGAATTTTTGAAGAAGGCTTATCCCGGCGCAAAAGGAGACACATTGTACGAGGCCTCAAAAGAAGTGTTGCAAAAGAAACATCTTGTTTGCACATTGTTCTCAAAAGACGAAGCGTACATAGGAAAGACTCCTGAAAATTTCAAACCCAGGATGATTTGGTCACGCAATGATGTGGTTGTAGGCAAGTTTGCTGGAGACTTTCGACAAATTGGTGAATCTCTAAAGCGGCAATTTAACCGCTCCAGTTCAGTATACTATACATGTAGCTCTTCTCCGTGGCATGTCGGTATGTACGCGAAAACAATGGATACGCGATATACCACTAAAAGAGAAGCTGATATCTCAAGTATGGATGGTTCGCTGACTGACGTGTTTATGAGATTGGAACGATACTTTATGGATAACAAAGTGTATGGAAGGAATGAAGAAATGGATTTCTTGATTACACATTGGAGATACACAAAAGGAATCACCAGTGACGGAAGTTTGGAAGTGGAACTTGACTATGGGCGGCGATCTGGAGATCTGTGGACATCAATGTTTAATTCCCTGTTAAACGTGTTGATTACTTTATTTGCGCACGATTTAAAATGGGATGATGATTTTATGATGCTCGTTCTCGGAGACGATAGCGTGTTTGCCTGCCCCGATTTGGAAGACGATGATGTTGTAGTTGAAACGTTCGCTGGAGTTGGATTAAAAGTAGCGATCAAAGACAATGACGACATGCGTAATGTGGCTTATTGTAGTGGGTGGTTTGCTGATTTGAGGGGCGGTTTTAAATATACCAATAATGTTTGGAAGACCTTTACCAAACTGGGTATTAATTATCGAGGACACAGCCCCAAGCATTATCGAAAATTATTGCACGGTATTGCACTCAGCATGTTACCAACGGCTGGACACGCGCCTATTTTGGGGGCTTTTTTGAAAGCCATAGTCGAAACAGCCGAAGAAAACAATATTGGAATTATGAAAGATAATCGGCACATGAACCCTTATCGTATACAGGGTGGGTCGGTTGATGATCCTGATATAGCTACCTATGAACAGTTTGCAGTTATGCATGGATGTAGCACCTATACATTAGCGGAACTCGAGGAATGGATTAATTGCAATGTGTCAATTATGGATTGTCCGTACATCTTGGGAGAACAATTTTTGGATATGTGGGAAAGTGAACAACAAGTACCTGCAATTCCGAACCCCAATTTGAGTTTTTCGGATCAATATAAGTTTGTCACTGAAATTGCACCACGATATGAGGAACGAATGAAGCTTTGTAGGGTGAATAGCATGTCTGCGGCTATCCGGTCTGGATGGGCTTGGGGCATGTGTGAACAAGAGGAAATGGAATTGGCTGATGATTCGCATCACGAGTTTTGGCATGCATTCTTTTCCGCGGTTTCTTATATGAATTTTGATTGGGGCGTGGCTTTGCATGGGCGAGCTAACGCAACACGGTTCTTGAGAGGCCAAGATTTGTTTACACGTAGGAAACCAAAACCAAAGGGGAAGAACGTGCCCCCCAGACGCGCACGACCCAAACGTAGAAACCCTGTGCCTAAGGCCAGACCATCGCGCGGCTTAGGCAACGCCATGTCTGGATTGGCCGGGTTGGGAGGTGGAGCAATTGGAGGCTATTTTGGAGGGCCTGCCGGAGCATTGATGGGTAAAACCATCGGGTCCAATTTGGGACAGATTATCTTCGGAGGCGGTGATTATAAAATCACCAAAAACTCTCTAGCAGCTGGAAAAGCATTTATAGCAAATCCAAATTTTCTTTATTCATCTCGTGAATATTTGGGAGAAGTGCAAGGTACCGTGGCATTTACGGCTACGTCATTTCCTTTGAATCCTGGGCTTAGCCAAATTATGCCCAGAGGCAGTCGAATAGCGAGAATGTTCGCAAAATGTGTCCCGCGGGGCGTATATTTCGAATTTATCTCGACGTCTGGAAATGCGTTAAATAGCACCAACACTGCCTTAGGGTCTGTGCTTATGGCAACACAATATGACGTGACACAACCGCAATTTGTGAACAAAGCGCAGATGGCTAACTATACTTATACCAATTCGTGTTCGCCAGCTGAATCAATGAGGCATTACATTGAGTGTGATGCCAGCAACCGACAGTTTGAAGTAATGATGGTTCGAACTGGGGACGTTATTGATTCTGGAGCTGCTGCCGCGGCCGCCGTCGGCTCTTTGTTGAGCGACCGCAGGCTTTATGATTTTGCTACATTTGTATTGGCAACATCAGGTATGCAGGCTACCTCCACTATTGGCGAGATATGGATTGGTTATGACTGGGAATTTATAGATCCAAGGGTTTCATCAAATGTGTCGACTGGAGATTTTTGTTCCGCTTCACTCACTACTGCCCCTTATACTAATGCGTTACCGTTGAACACAACACTCAGCGGGTTGTTGGCAGGACCTCTTGATGGAATTTCACTTAATGGCACGGCCATTGTGTTTGATGACAGTATCACTTCTGGCACTTTTGAAATAGTATTGTGTTGGAGGGGTGCAAGCACAGCGGTGACATTGGCAAATCCTACGTACACTAACTGCGCGGTAGCTACGGGCAGTAATTGGAACGTAGATGGTACCAACCCGACGTTGTACAGTCCGGCCACGGGAGCCACAACCGCCACAGTGTTGTGGGTGGGCTTCGTTGTAATTTCAGGCTATTCACCAACAGGATCACTTGTTGATTTTGGAGCAGCCATGACTTTACCAGCCACAGGAACGGGCATTGGACTGACAATCGAAGCGTTGCCTACGAACGAAACCACCTTCTAAGGTGGAACTACGTCCCTGACAAGACGTAAAACTGTGCCACGGCTGGGCCGTAGTCTTTCG